GCCGCCGGCTTGTCTGCCGCTGCGCCAGCCGAGCGCGCCAGCCTTGTAGCCGTCACCCGATGTTGGCGCACCGCTGCCGGTGCTGTTGCCGGCCGAGCCGCCAGCGCGATTTTTGGGACCACCATGACGGCGCGGAAAGAGGCCGCCGGAACGGGAGCGAGATTTCATGCTGGGGGCTCCTGAAAGCGACGGCTCGCCGAGCCAACCAGAACGCTAGCCCCGTCTGCTTCAGTTCGCAACATGTTTGGCGACCAATGCGGCGCCGGGCGTGATGCCGCCCGGGTGACGGGGCGCTCGCCCCAGTAGCACGGGCAGGACTTCCAGAACCGGCCGTGCGGACAGGTGAGTTTCTTGGGCGCCTTGAACGGGGTCATGGCTTCAGCGCCTCGTAGCTCTGCGTGTCGTCGGGCAGGAGCCCGTCGCCACACCGCTTGACCCAGCCATTGCGGATCAGCACCGCCGCGATCGGCGCCGGCACCGTGGCGCCGTTCATCAAGCTGAAGCGCGGCTCCTCGCCAAACGCGCTGTAGGTCTTGATCATGCGGCTCTGGGCGATGCGCTTCAGCCACTGCATCTGCGTCTCGTTCGGCCCGCGCCGCCTCCCGCTGCGCTTCATGCCGCTGCCTCCTTTGCCAGCTCGTAATGGTCGGCCAGCACGTCGAGCCCGAGCTTGACGATGCCGGCGGTCTCCTGCCGGTTGCGGCCATTGCGGCGCGCCAGGGCGGCCAGTGACAGATCGCCGCCACCAATGAGGCCGATGGCGATCGGCTCGACATAGGCCACCAGGTGCGGCCCCAGGGCGGCGATCGCCATCTGATAGCGGCGCACCGCGGCCAGGCGCGCCTCGGCGTAGTACCAGCCAGGGCTGCCGCTGGAGCCGGCCTCATCCCTGGCGCCGGCCACACCGAGCTCAAAATCGGTGCGCAGGAGCTCGCCGGCCTCGGCCTGGCGCGCATTGAGCGAGCCGTCGCGGCGCAGGCGCTCGAGGGTCGACAGCGCCCGGTACATCCGAGCCCCAGCTCGAGCGGCCTCAGCCTCGGTGCCGATTGCCGGCGCCGAGATGAACGCCGAGCGGCGGGCGCGTTCGATCGTCGGCGCGTTCTCAGTGGCCGGCGCCGGCATCGTGCAGCTCCTCGCCCTGGGGATGCGCGTTGTCGGCACCCGGCTTGTCGGTGGTCTCGTTAGCAGCCGCGGCTGCTGCCTCTGACCTCACCTCTGGCAGGATGTCGCGGATCTCTGGCTCGAGGGCGCGCGGCTGGCCTGGCGGCACCTCGCCGATTGTGCCCACAACGATCGATCGCATCGCCATCTCGAGGCTGTCGCGCAGGTTGCGCAGCACCGAGAGCGCCTCGGTGACCGTGCCGCCGGTCGCCAGGTAGGTCTCGAAATCGGCATAGCCGAGATAGCGCGCCCAGCGGTTGAGCTGGCGCGTGTCGTGCTGCTGCTGGGTGTAGGGCATGGGTCAGTCCTCCAGGCCAATGGCGCGGGCGATCAGGCGCCGGTTGCGGACCTCTCGCTGACACTGGTCGATCATCTCGGCCAGCGACGGGAAGAAGGTTTCGCGCCGAGCGATTTTGCGCAGTGCGCTGCGGATCACATCGGGCGGGAACTCGACCAGCTCCTCGGCGAGCGCGACGTAGGTCAGCTCACGATCGGTCTCGTCGCCGGCACGGCTTTTGGTGAGCATGCGCAGTCGCGCCAGCTCCTCGACCACCATCTTCGGTGGTGCGGGAGCTAGAGCGATGGCGGCCAGCTTCCTGGCCCGCTGCAGCCGCGTAACCTCGAGCCGCGCTGCTAACTCATAGCCGGTGACGCGGTAATCCCAGCCGTAATGCGGATCGATGAAGCTTTCAGTCCGTAAAACGAGCGGCTGCCCGAGCTGCTGCCCTAAGTTCGCTAGCAGGACCGCGTCGGTCTTCTCCGGGTCGGCTCCCGCTAGCGGGCCGCTGATGAGAACCGTTGGTAAATTCGGGGGTGCGGCGACACCAGTTTCGCCAGACTGCGTGCCAATCCCGCTTGCAGGCGTCAGCTCCTGCCTTGGCGACCCAGTGGTCTCGGAAGGTGCCGGCGACCTCGTCGGCGTCGAGACCCCGTTCGGCAGCGAACTGGCGATCGATGAGGTCAGGGGTCCAATCGGGCGCAATCCGTGATCCTCGTCCTGCTTGGTTTGCCTCCGCTGGTTTGATGGGGGGGGTATCGAAGAGAGGGGGATCAGCTACGTCAGTAGCTGATACTTTGATGGTTGATGGTTGATGGATAGCATTACCGGCCTGTATAACCGCCGTATCGGCTGTTTTCTTATTTTCCCGGTACTTAGCCCATCGCTTCGAGACATTCTGCGAAGAACTTATCGACCGGTTGCGCGCGAGTTGCAGCTCACTTGTGCAGCGGTTGTTGACAAAATAGTCCCCCTCGATGGTCAGCTTGCCGCTACTGACGAGCGCATTGATCGCCGGCTTATAAACGCGAGGATCGCTACTACACATCCGCCGAACGGCCTTCTGCAGCGCCCGGCCGCCGCCGTTGTAGATCAGCAAAATCGCCCGCCAGTAGATGCCCATCTCGACATCGGTGAGGCCGATCGTGCCGGCGATAAATTCATCGAAACTGAGGTCGACGCGCCGGATCTTCGCCATCTCAGGCCGCGCCCCGCCACCACCAGACCGTGCGGTTCTTGGGGTCGATGCTGGCCGCGCGATCGCGCTCGGCCGCGGCCAGGTGCTGCACCACCATCTCGGCGTCGAGGCGCCAGGGCGGCGGCTTGATGCCGACCGCGGCCAGCATCTCGCTGTGAGTGAGACCCTGGCCGCGCCAGAAGACGTACTGCTCGACGGCAAGCTCGTATGCACCATCGTCCACGTCACGCAGCCCGTCCGATCCGGCGCTCCGGATCGAGCCAGCCGGCCGGTAGGCGGCCCCAGAGGATCAGGGTGTCGCGGACCTCGTCCCAGCTCTGGCAGACCGCGTAGCGGACGCCGTGGCGCTCGCTGCGGGCTTCGAAGGCGAGCTGCTCGTCGCTCTGCCGGCCGCGCGGCTGCCGGCCGAATAGCCGGGCCTCGGGTGGCCGCTTCAATTCGATGCCGCCAGAGCCGTCTCGCCACAGGAAGAGCAGGTCAGGCGCGCCGGGCGTGAGTTGGCCCAGGGCCTTCAATTGATGGACGATGCGCCGAGCCATCTCCTGCTCGGCCGCGGTGCCGGCCGGGATCCAGATCCCATTGGGAGAGCCGATCACCAGGGCATCGAGCGGCGCGTGCGAGAGGCGCGCCATGACCTCCCGCTGGAGTGCCCGCTCGACCTGCCGCATCCCCTGCCCCCCTCAGGTAAAAACCCTAGACGCCGGGTGTCACCCGCGTGTAATTCGCAGGGCGTATGTTGCTAGTCGCAACAATGTGCTGGACGGTGGCGGGGCTATGCGGTAACCAAGTCGTGATGCGAGGTCTCAGGGGCGGGCGTCCAGACGTCCGGCCGGATCAGATGCAGTGGAATGCCAAGCTCTTTGGAGATCATCCTGGCGCGGTGGACTGGGACGAGGGCGTGTTTCGTCCGCTTCCAGCCGCACACGGTCGACCAATGCACCCCGGCCGCATCCGCCAGCCGACCAATGCCCCCCGCGAGCTGCGCGAGATCATCGATGCTCATGGCAACGAGCCTGAGCCTGCGACATTGGCTGCGTCAAGCGCAAACGTTGCCATACAGAATTTTGCATGTTGGAGAGGAGAACCCCGACGTGACCGACGAGGAGGAGCGGCAAGAAAACCAGCTGCCAATCGATTTACTGCTGGACGACAACCCCGAGCTGAGGTGTAGGTTGGGCCGTCACCTCGGCGGCATCCGCAAGCAACGTCAGATCAGCCAGGACGTTGCCGCAAGAGGGATCGGGATCTCCCGACCACATCTGTCGAACATCGAGCTAGGCCGATCGCGCACCAGCTGGGCAGGGCTGAAGAGCATGGCAGCGTATTACGAGCTCGGCATCCAGAACCTCATCGGCGAATGTAAGTCGGCCGACTGGACCCGACGCGTGGCGATTGAGGCGAAGACCACGCCCCACCACGGCCACAAACCGGAAACGGCCAGCTCCGAGGCCGAGCTCGACAAGAAAAACTACGCGCCGTTCGAGCTCTTCCTGGTCACCTCCTGGCGGCTCCTGTCGAACCAGGACCGCGAGGAGATGATGCTGGAGATCACCAAGCGCGTACTGCGCCAACAGGGACAGTCGGACTGACCCTCTGTTCGATTTTGTTGCGAACCCCCTAGACGGGGTTTGTTGACAGTGCCAACATGGCTCCCCACCCAAGACGGGGGCCGAAATGCACATCGCTGCCGGTCTCGTTAACCTCCTGCGAACGGTGCAGGAGACCGGTCGACCGACGACCTACAATTCACGATCGCTGATCGGTTTCGCCCTGGCGCTCCTCGGGCTCCTGGCGCTCGGGGTGCTGCTCTGATGAGCGATCAGCAGCTCGACCTCACACCCGGAGGCCCATTCGAGGTTGTCCCCCGGAGCGAGGAGCGGACGCTCCTCGACATCATCGCCAGGGCCGCGAGTGATCCACAGACCGATGTGGATAAGCTCGAGCGGCTGATGGCGTTGCACGAGCGCCACAAGACGCGCGAGGCCGAGATGGCTTACGCCGCCGCCCTCTCTGAGATGCAGCCGCTGCTGCCAGAGATCGAGGAGCAGGGCGAGATCCTCGACAAGCAGGGCGAGGTGCAGTCGACCTACGCCAAGTGGGAGGACGTGCAGCGGGCGATCAAGCCGATCTTGGCGGCGCACGGCTTCAGCCTCAATTTCGAGGTCGCGCGCGAGGAGGGTCAGATCGCCGTGACCGCGATCCTACACCATCGCGCGGGTCACTCGCAGCGCACCACCCTGCCGCTGCCGCTCGACACCAGCGGCAACAAGAACACGGTCCAGGCCTACGGCAGCAGCACCTCGTACGGCATGCGCTACACCGCCAGGGCGCTCCTCAATCTGACCTCCCGCGGCGCCGACGATGACGGTGTGGCCGGCGGCACGAAGCTGATCTCGGAGGGCGAGCGTGAGGCGCTGCAGGCGCTCGCCGACGTCGCGCAGGTCGACATGCGCCGGTTCTGTGCGTTCCTCAAGATCCCGAGCCTCGACCAGCTGCCGGCGCGGCGTTACCGGGTTGCCGAGCGCGCTCTGCAGGACGCTGCCGCGAAGCGGGAGGCGGCGCGAAAGGATCGCCCGTGATCCAGGTCCTCGATATGCCGCAGGGCTCGCCGGAATGGTATGAGGCGCGCCTCGGCCTGCCGACGGCGTCGGAGTTCGGCGCCATCCTAGCGAAGGGCCAGGGCAAAGTCCGGCGCGGCTATCTATGCCGCCTAGCCGCTGAGCGGATCCTCGGCGAGACGCAGGAGACTTTTTCCAACTACCATTTCCGGCGCGGCAAGGAGCTCGAGGCCGAGGCGCGCGAGCTCTATGCCTTCCTCAATGAGGTCGAGCCGACGATCGTGGGCTTTGTCCGCAACGAGATCGCCGGCTGCAGCCCCGATGCGCTGATCGGCGACGACGGCATGCTCGAGATCAAGACAAGATTGCCGGCGCTGATGGTCGACGTGCTCGCCCAGGGCCATGTGCCGGCCGAGCACAAGGCCCAGCTCCAGGGCGGCCTGTGGATCACCGAGCGGTCCTGGGTCGACTTCGTCGCCTACTGGCCGGGCATGCCGCTGTTTGTCGTCAGGGTCGATCGCGACGCGGAGTACATCGAGACCCTGGCTAACGAAATCACCAAATTCGCCGCCGAGCTCGAGGAGATCGTGCGCCGGATCGGGATGACGCCCAGGGCGAGCGTGCTCGACATGCTGTTGCGGAGCGAGGCCGATGGCTGACCCGCTCTGGTATCGATACAACGGTGCCGTCATGGTGCCGATGCGGCCCGACGAGGCGGCGCGGCAGTTCATTGTCGACGGGCGCTACCTGCTCGAGGCGCACCACGCCCGCGCGCATGCCAGGCACCGGGCCTATTTCGCGGCGCTGCACGAGGCCTGGGGCAGCATCGCCACCGACGATTTCCCGACCTCGGAGCATCTGCGCAAGTTTGCGCTGATCAAGACCGGCTGGCGGCAGGAGCGGGTGCTGGCCTGTGAAACCCGCGAGCGGGCCGAGCGCACCGCTGCGTTCGTGCGCGGCCTGGACGATTACGCGATCGTCACCACCCACGACGCCCTGGTGCGCGTCTGGACCGCGCGATCGCAGAGCTACAAAGCCATGGGACGCGACGACTTCAACCGATCGATGGACGACGTTCTCAACTATGTCGCCAGCCTCATCGGGGTCAGCAAAGAGACCCTCGAGGCCCAGGGAGAGATGGCATGAGCGAGATCACTGAGCACCACGTCGAGATCGACCTCTACCGTGTCATCGCCTTGTGGGTCATCGGCTACCACTACGACCAGCCGCAGCACCCGGATCCCGCCGAGCTGGCGGCGGCCATCAAGAAGGACATGGAGAGAGGGGACGCCGAGCAGTCGCATTTACTGGCCGCCGCCAGCGCGGTCACCCGCTACATCTGCGAGCAATTTCTCGCCGAGCAAGCTGGCGTCCAGATCCGGTCGATAAGCGAGCCCGGTCATGCCTAGGGTCTGCGGCGCCTGCACGCTGTGCTGCAAGCTGCTACCGGTGCGTGAGTTGCAGAAGCCGGCGAACACCCGCTGCGAGCACCAGAGCGCCGCCAGGGGCTGCCGGATCTACCGTCGCCCCGGCTTCCCGATGAGCTGCGCGGTGTGGTCGTGCCGCTGGCTGAACGGGCACGGCACCGCCGACATGCTGCGGCCCGACCGGGTCGGCTACGTGCTCGACGTCGTGCCCGACGCCGTGCAGGCAACGAATAATGAAACCGGCGAAAAATACATGGTCACGGTGATCCAGGTCTGGGTCGAGCCTGGCTGCGATCCGCTCCAGGACCGGCGGCTCATGCGGTATGCGGAGCGCCAGGCCGAGGAGGGCATGGCGCTGCTGCTGCGCTACGGCAGCAGCTCGGCGGTCGCGGTCTTCCCGCCGAGGCTCGCCACCGACGGCGAGTGGCATGTCGTCGGCGGTGACGGCATGCAGCGGGTCGAGACCAGGACCGGCAACATGATCCTCGACGCTCTCAGTGCCCCCAGGGGGACCGATGACGGACGATAGCGGTGCGCCTTACAGGGTCTGGCAGTTCTTCCCCGACGACTGGCACGAGTGCGTCGGCGAGGATCTCGACGCACAGCATGCGGTCGAGCTGGCGAAGCGCATGACCGAGACCCTGGGCGCCAGGATCGGCACCACCCGGCGCGTCATCATCGAGGACCGCTGGGGCTACACCTCATTCGAGTGGATCCACGGCAAGGGCGTGACCTACCCGACGCCGGAAATGCGGGCGCAAACCTCTGCAAACATTGCACAATTGGATGGCGAACCGACCGAGGAATTTCCGCCAGCGTGATGTCACGGCTTTAGTCAAAGCCGTTAAAAACGCTGGAGAAAATGTCGCACGCGTGGAAGTTGACGGAGAGGGAAAGCTGGTCATATATGTTGGTGGTAGCAACAAGCCGGCTACCAGCAACCGATACGAGGAGAACCTCAATGCCAACCAAGCACTACGTGCAAAGTTTCGACGGTCGTAACTACCTGCGGTTCAAGCAGCAGACCCGCGTGCGGCTGCCGGACGGCCCGCTCGCCGCGGTGCTGAAGACGCGCGAATACAAGGACGCGATCGCCGCCGCCAAGGCGGCCGACAAGCCGATCGAGCGCAAAAAAAAATCGCTCGGCGGCGGCCTCACAATCCGTGAGGTCGTCACCGAGCATATGGCGAGCGTGTACTGGCGCGAGAACATAAGCCACGGCACTCGCGTGACCCGCGGCTACGCCCTGATGGGCTGGGTCGACGGTCGCCACAACCGCGCGGGCGAGCTGGTGCGCGTCGGCCAGGGGGATGCATCGATCTACGATCTGACCCCGGAGCTACTCAGCCGAGAGCTGGCCGAGCGCCAGGCCGAGGACGGGCATTGGGCCGCGAACGCCTGGCTGGGCGCGGTCAGTGTGATGCTCAAGGAGCGCAAGCAGGCCTTCAGGATCAAGCGCGACTTCGACCCCACCTTCGGGGTGAAGGCCTTCGGGCAGAAGAAGCAACGCACCGCCGACGACGGGTTCAAGACGCTGCCGCCGGAACTGCTGCAGCAGTACCTCGACTATTGGCCCTATGCCTCGCCACAGCGCATCGCCGGCCTGATGCTGTACGTGACCGGCGCCGCCTGCTGCGACGTGATCAGGCTCTGCCTGTCGGACATCAAGGACGGCTTCTTCCAGGGCAAGCGACTGAAGACCGGTGTCGACTTCGTCACCGAGCAGACACCCGAGCTGATCGCCGAGATCAAGGCCGCCGGCATCGAGCTCGGGCCGATCGTCCGGCGCAAACCGCGCCGGGGGCAGGCTCTCGGCAAGGCATTCTCGCGGCTCCCGATCGAGGACGACCCGGAAGGGAATGCGGCCAGGGCGCACGCAGATGGTCGCCTGTTCTCTGAACAGTTCCGTGGCTGGCTATGGCGTGCCGGCGTCCCTGTCGGCTACGGCGCCCACAGCTTTCGCAAGCGGGCGGCCTGCGATGACGCGGTCGAGCGCGGCATGGACCCGACGTGGCTCAAGGCGAAATACGGCTGGAAGCAATCGACCGAGGTCGATCTCTATACCGAGAAGTTCAACCGCCTGCGGGTGATGCAGCTACGGAGCGGCGTGACAGTCGCCTGATCAGAAAACTGTCACGACCCTAAAAACCTGACCAAAGTCTTTGATAAACCTCACTTCCGGAAGTCGCAGCGGTAATTCCGGAAGTGAGGAAAATCAAGGGGTTTGGTCAGGTCGCCGTGACGATCTAGACACCAACGCCGGCGGCGGCAACGCTACAGCCGGCGTCTTGTTGTCAGGCAACGGCCTCCTTATGATGGTCCTGGCAACGAACCAAGAGAGCGTGATGAAGCTGGTCGTGACCGGCGAGATCCCCGACGAGCTGGCGCAGCACTTCCACCAATGGATCCGCGATTACGACGCGGCCCACCCTGGCTGCCATTTCGAGGTGGTCTTCGATGCGGCGGGGACTGACCGTGCGCGAGGCGGTCGCGGCGATGCAGGTCGACCCACCGCTGCCGTTCCAAACCTTGATCGAGCGAGCAACACGAGGAGGCGATGAGGTTGCCCTGGAAGAAGCCCCAGAAGAACCCCTGGGATGACGAGCTCGAGCTGTCGGCCTGGGCGCCGCTGCCACCGACCAACTACAACATGGTGCTCGGGATGCTCACCAGCCTCTCCCAAGCGCAGTGGATGCTGGGCGAGCAGCAGGTCAAGATGGCGCGGGCACAAGGGATCGCCAGCATCGTATGGCTGATCCTGGCGCTGCTGAATTTGTACTGGATGAGCCGAGCGCTGGGGTGGTGGTGATGCCGTCGTGGTACACTGTGTCCATGACGCAACGTGAAACCGTCGCTCGGGCGATCTACATGACACACTGGTCGCTGCCAGAAGAGAGCCTGCGCGGGCTTGACCGGCACATGACGCCGCCATGGGAGAACGTCAGCAGCGCGGTGCGCGAGTGGGTGCTCGCACAAGCCGACGCCGCAATCGAGGCCATGATTGCCAGTCAGGATCGGGCGGCTTAATCTCGCCACGTATCTCGCGAAGAGCGACGGCTCGCAGCCTGCCGGTGAAAAGGCGCCATTCGACCCGGTGGCGGATGGCTTAATCAGCCCATCGAGATGCGCGCGTAGGGCAACCATCAAGGGGCGGGATCTTCACCCGAAAGGGGCTTCCGACCGCTGTACGTCGATGCCAGCTAGACTACGGACAACGCCACCACGAACCTCACCTACGGGTCCGGCCCCAGTCACGACGCGCGAGCGCCTCAAAGCCGGGTGAGCGGGTTGGTCCAACCGATATTTGGACAGTGGCGCTATACCCCTGCTGGCCGCCTCTCCGTGAGGTGAGGTGTGCGGAAGGCGGCTACGCCTTGACGTGTTGTATCTAGCAACAATATCCGCTAAACCGCGCCAAATTTTGCGCGCGAGGCTAGGTGATGCTGTTCTTCGTCTATTGCTGGATCATCTTGGTGATCGGAGCGGCCATAGCGTTGCCTCAGCCTTTTGGGATCATGGCCGCGATTGGCATTGTCGCAGGGTCCGCGATCCTCTTCGGCTTGGTCTCGATCATCGATGGCTTCGTCTACTGCAACAGGCCGGGAACCGCGCCGACGGGCAGAGCGCCGGGAGAGAATGTGCGCGGCACCGAGCGCAAGTACCTGGAACCCAGGTAACCAGCAGCCAACGGCGTAGCCCCCATCGCGCCTCCCGCGAGCAGGGCTGTAGGCAAGCTATAACCTTTAGCCAGCGCACCGCCGGCCGCGCCCATCGCCAGGCTAGGCACGCTGAGTAACGAGGCTACCGGGGCGGTGTTGCTCGTGTTGGCAAATCGCGCAGTGTCCCGCATCGAGCTTCCAACGGTTCGCAAATCGGCGATGCGCCCTGCGACGCCAGGGTCAGCACCGTAGAGCGCGTCAAACGCCTGCGGTGATAGCCTGTTCGTGTTGGTCAGGAATGTATTCGGCGAGACCATCGGCCCCATGTTGGGTGCCGCACGCTGACCCGGCGTCGCCAGACCCATCAGCCGCAAATGCGCTGCCGCTAGCTCGTCAGCGGCGCCGGGCATCTCATCGCGGATCGCCTGCAGCCCTGTGCCACCACTCGCAGAACCAGACATCGCCCGCGTATAGGCCGCCTCTGGAGTGATCATTCCTGGGCGGGGAGCGAGGTACTTTGAGACCGTATCATCGATAAAGCTATGTCCGGCTCGGGTCAGGTTGTTCGCCGCGTTATAAGCATCGACAGCATCCGATCCAAGCGGATGCACCGCGCCTCTGAGATCTTCGCTCAGTGCCCCATAAATCCGGCGCAACTCACCGTAATTTGTGTCGCCGATCAGATTTGTATCGGTGAGCATGTCGCCGATCCGGGTGCGCATGCCCCGCACGGTATCCCAATCGAGCGGCCGGCCAATCCGGGCATCCGAGATCAGCGCATCGAGCAGATTTCGCGACAATGGCGACTGTAAAACATCCGCCGTTGCCGGGGCGCCGGCCATCTGGCTGCGGACCTGGTTGAGCGTTCTGGCGTAGTTGGTGACCGGCACTGGAGTGGCGCCAGGAACCAGCATGTCGACATTGTTCCAGGCCTGCCTGCTATTCGCTCTGAACTGATCCATCCAGTTGCCAGAAGCCACCTGCAGGGCTGTACCGGCTTCCTGCGGATTGGTCGACGCGCCAAGGTCGGCGGCTGTGTTCTCGAGCTGATTGCCCCACTGGTCGAGATTGCGAGCCTGAGCGGCGCGGTAACCACCTGAGCCAGGCAGCTTTGTCACATTCGCAGCAACCAGCTGGGTCAAAGGCCCAGCATTAACATCCTGCCGCATCGGCGTCATGCCGAGCCGCGTCATTGCATCGGTTGTGGGCGACGTCGCCCTGGGGCCGGCAAGGCGACCAGTGGCTAGACCGGTTGCCATTGAGACGGCGGGCCTGACCCAGCCCGGCGCGTTGGGAGCGACCTCCGACACGGCCTGCCCGGCACCGCCGCTGGTCATGCCGGCAATCATCCGAGGAACCGCGGTCTCCGCGCCGCCCACGAGCGAAGGGATAGCCTGACTAAGCGCCTCCTGCCCGATCCGGCCGGCGGCGGTCTGTGGCACGTATGGCCCGCGCTCCGGGTTGCCAACGGCCGCGCGCATCGCGTCGATGGCGGAAAAGATGCCGCTGTTGATCTCCTCGGGCGAGTAGGTGTGGCGGGTGAGGAAGCCTGGCGGCCCCATCTGCGGTGGCCCTTGGTAAGGCGTCATTGGCTGCCCGGTCACGTCGAGGCCGCCATACCCTGGGGCGGCGTCGCCAAGGCCGGCCACGACGTGCGGTAGCCCACCGACGTTGCCGACGCCCTTGAGGATACCGGTCGCCGCGTTCGTGGCAGTGTCGTTGATCTGCCCCCGCCAGCTCTCATGGTAGAGGTGCTGCTGGGTGGCAGCATTGATCTCGTCGTCCGACATATTGTCGGGGAAGTTGATCGTGTCGCCTCCAGGCAGATCGACTGTCGTCATTGTGGCACCGCCCGCCCCAGCTGGGGATCCCATCTAAGCTGCCGACCGCCTCCGCTGGTGGGAGGCGGCGCGCCAGGCAGTCCCTTGATCGTGCCGGCGAGTTCCTCGCGAGCGCCCTGGACGAACTCTTCCAGCGGGTTCTCTCGCATCCAGGCCAGCTTAAAGCTGTCGGGATTGACCCAGCGCGAGCCATCGGTCCCGACCATGGTCTGGGCGTGGTTCCAGTCCTGCGAGAGCGACTGGAGCTGACGCACCTGACCGATGTCGGCAGACAGCAGGTTGAGGTTCGCCTCGGGTTGGCTGCCGACATCCTCGCCGGCCTTGGAGTTGATCTGGAACTCGCCACCAGTAAACTTCTTATTCACTGCCGCCAGCTGGTTTAGGGTCTGCTTGTAGTTGGCATGCATCGCGGTCTGAACCGCCGCCAGATCGGCGACGCTCTGCGGTGGCTTAATGCCCAGGCGTTGGGCGAGCGCCTGCCACATGCCCTGCACCTCGGCCGACTGCTCCGCCCAGGTGCCGGTCTGGATCGTCTTGAAGGCGTCTCGCAGCATATTGAGGTTTGTCTCAGCACGCTGCGCCGCGAGGCCGGCATCGGCCAGCTCGCCGCTCTCCTTGATCCATTCGGACTGCGACGCACTGTAAGTCTTAAGATCGGGCGTGCGCGCCTGCTGGGTGATGGCTGGTATTTTGGTCTGATAGCCGCGGCTGGCATTGTCCGGCGACGGCATTGGCTTGCCAGGGTCGACGCCGCCTTGTTCTGGCGGCAGGACACCAGCCCTGATCGGCTCCCCTGGGATGCCGACCCCGCGACCGAGTTCGGCGCCGATCTCCTGCGCCTTGGTCTGGCCCGGCGACAGCGAGGCCTGCCCCATATCGGTCTCGCTTATCGTTTGACCACCTACTGTCCAACGACCTGCGTAATTGTGCATGGTCCCATCGGGAGCAACGCGGGTCCGCGTTCCAGTAAAGGTCTGGTCGAGCGGGTTGTAATAGAGACCACCCCCGCCGCGAATGTTTGCCGGCTCCAGTTGTTTTGTTGCGACACCATAGGGGAATTTTACGTTCTCCTGCGCCTGCGCGGTCGCCTGCGCGGTCGCGACGGTTATCGGGTAGGAGGCGATCTTCTGCTCGCTTTCCGGCACCGGCAGACCCCAGGTCGAATTGTACTGGACGATCTGCTTCGCCAGGGCGATGCGCTCCGGGCTCGGTGCCCCGGGGATCGCGGCTGGGGTCGGCGTGGGAATGCGGGCAAAAGGCGCTGCGGCGCCCCCAGGAGCGCCTGAAGGCGGCGGGGCTACCTCAGGTGCCCCCGGCTGCGTCATCAGCCCTGGTGGGCCTCCTGGGGGCGCAGGCTGTCCGACCCGCGGCACGTTCGGCGGTAGCCCTACGGGGGGCGGCGGGATGTTCTGTGATGGCAGGGCCGGGGCGGCAGGCGGCAGCGGTGCAACGGCGCGCTGCTGGGCCATGGTGTTGGCGAGAGAGCCGCCCGTCAGGAGACCCGGCGGCGCTACGTCACCGCCAGCCTGGGGCGGGAGTGGCGCGGGGGCGCCGCCGCCAGCGCCAATGACCCGACCGGCACCGACCTGCGGCCCTGGGGGCGCGGCGGCGGGCGGCTGGTTGAGGAGACCGCCCGGTGGACCGAGCCGGCCGGCGAAGTCGGGAACCTGCGGCAGCGCGCCGGGACCAGGGGCTGCGGCCGGCACGGGCAACGGCGCATTCGCGCCCAGCGGTCGCCGGCCGAGCGCCGCGGCGGCGGTGCCGGCGATTTCCGGCGCGCCGGTCGCCCCGGCGGGAGCGGGCGCGATCGCGGCCTCGGTCGATCCAGGCCCGCCGGGCACCTTGATGACATCGCCGCGAGCGTAGGCTTCCCGCAGGGGTCCATTGAACGGCAGCCAGTCACTCAGCCCGGGATTGACGGCCTTCATCGCCTTGGCGACCGCGACCTGCGACGCCGCGGAGAAGTCAGGCTGCATCTGGCCGGACGCGATCAGGGGCGGGGCAAATTTGTCCCAGTTCGTGCGGGTGATCTGGAAGTAGCCGGCCGCCGTCGAGCGGCCATACTTGGTCGGGATGCCTTCCCACATCGGGAAGCCGTTCTGGTTGAGCTGGTAGCCCGAGAGATCGTGGTCACCCGTGCCGACGTTGGGCCGGTAGCCGCTCTCGTGATAGGCGATCAGGTTGAGCTGCGGGTCGCCGAAATCAACGATCTCGCCCTTGGCCTTGTCGAGCAGCTTGGGCGCGGGTGTGGTGCCGGGCGGCCCGGCAGCAGCGCCGCCAGCGCCGGCCCTGTCCATGGCCGCGGCCTGCGCCTGCATCCCCATCGACGCCATGCGCGCCTGGATCAACGCCCGCTGGGTCTCGGCCTGGACGCCGTAGAGCTGGCCCTGGGCTGCCTGGGTGCGGGCGGCGATCGTCGGGTCATTCGCCGTCGCCGCGGCGTTGGCGGCGGCGCCGATCGTGGCGCCAAACGGGACGCCGCCCCGGTACGGCACCGGCATGGCGCCCTGACCAAAGGCATTCGCCATCGCCGCCAGGGAGCGGTTGCGGAAGGCGTCGATCGTCGCCTGGTCGGTGAGCTGGCCGCCATACATCGCCGCCGGGCTGTACCCGCCACCGGAGAGGAGGCCGCCGAGGAAGCCGGGGCTCTGCGGCGCTTGCGGCTGCGGGATCGGTGGGGGCTCGAGGAGGCCAGGGGGATCAGCCATAGGGGTTGCCTGTCAGCAGCGCCGCCAGCGCCCGCTTCGGATCGAGGGGGTGCCGCGTGTAGAGGTTGTTGTACGGGTTGTAGCCGCCAAGCGCGGCGGCATGCGCCGGGATCGCTGGCGCGAGGTTGGGCCGCGCCTGCGGCATCGAGAAGCCCTTCGCCGCATCGCCCACGCCCTTCAGAGCGTCGCCGCCGAGGCTCGCCGTGATCTTGTCCCACAGGCTCTGCGGCTGCTGCGAGCCGGTGTAGTAGCCGAGCTGGTTGACCGTCTCGGCCTGGGCCGGCGAGAGCCCGCTATAGCCGGCCGGCTGCTGCAGCTGCGTGCCGGTCGGCAGGCTCATGGTGGGCTGGGGATAGAACCCCTGCTGCTGGATCATCGCGATCTGGTCGGGCGTCAGGCCCGCCGGGTAGCCGAGGAGGCCAGGGATGTCGTCTGCCATGGATTAGAGCCCGAATAGGCCGGATAGCGGGCCGGCCTTGCCAAACAGGCTGGCGAGCCCGGTCACGCCACCGAGGACGTTGCTGGCGACGTTCTGGTAGTAGGGCGTGGTCTGGCTGCTGGTCTGAGAGCCGGCGTTCGGCGCACCGACGAGAGCGCCATAATTCTGTAGCGGCGACCAGACCGAGTTGAAGGCAGCCGACAGGTCGCCCAGCGGGAAATTCGCCAGATCCGGCGCCATCTGCGCCAGGCTGCCCAGCACCGTCTGACCGGTGTTGGCGCCCTGCATGGCACTGTTCAGCATGGTGCCGGCGGTCGTGTAACCGGCATTTGTGGCATTGGCGCCGCCGCTCAGGGCCTGGACTAGACCCTGCAGGCCGCCGAGGCCGAGATTGCCGCCCGCGCCGAACGCCGTGTTGGCCGCGCCCAGCCCCGTGCCGGCGAGACCCGACAGTGCATTCGCCCCGGCATTGATCAGGTTGCCGCCGGTCCCGTAGGCATTGTTGAGGAGACCGCCGCCGGTCGTGTAGGCGTTGTTGAGCGCGCTGCCGAGGGTCGAGTAGGCGCTGTTGAGGAGGTTGCCACCGATGCCGTAGGCGCTGCCGAGCAGGTTGCCGGCGCCCGTGACCCCTGCCTGGGCGAGCGAGCCGGCGTTGGACAGCGCGCTCGTGATGTTGCCGATGCCGGTATTGTAGGCCGAGCCCAGCGCCGAGCCGGCGCCGAGCATGGCATTAAGACCGGTATTGTAGGCGTTGTTGACGATGCCCGAGGTCGTCGTGCCGAGCGCCTGCCCGAGATTGTATTCGTCCATGCTCTGGCGGTTCGCCAGCGCACCCGAGCCGTAGCGCCCGGCCGCCTCGGCGGCGCCCGTCGTGCCCGGCGCCGTCGCGGTCATGTACTGGTTGACCAGCGGCTGGGTCGCGGCCTGGATCACCCCAGGCAGGGCCGGGTTGCGGCTGGGGTCGAGGTACTGGCCGTGGGCCAACCCCATCAGGCTGTCGTAGATCGGGTTGCCGGGGATCGCCATGCCGGCATTCCCCATCAGGCCCTGCTCGGCCGGGATGCCCGCCGACATCGCGCTCGGCGCGAGGCCGCCGATCGTGCCGATCGCGTTGTTGGCATAGCCCGCCAGGTTGTCGGCCGCGCTTTGGCCGAAACCGCTCAGGGTGCTGATCGCGTTGTTGCCGAGGCCGGACAGCGCGCTGATCGCGTTGCCGCCGGTCCCCGCGAGCGTGTCGTAGAGGCTGTAGCCTGCACCCAAAAGACGCGATCCGGCGCCGCCAGTGTCCAGGAGGTCGGACATAAACGGCGCGACATTGCCGTAGGCGTTGCTGGCGGCGCTCAGAAAGTCCTGACCATAGGCCTGCCCGGTAGCGATCGCGCTCGGCGCGTATCCGCTGAGGGCGCCGATCTGCGGCCCGCCGGCATAGCCCGATTGCGGGAAGGCGCCGCCATAGATGCGCGAGAGGATGTCCATCGCGCCCGGCACCAGGCCGGTGCTGCCGGGCGATGCGGCGGCGGCATTGCCACCCGCGAGCCCCTGCAGCGCAGTGAGGAAACTGCCGCCCGCAGCTGATGTCGGATCGTAGCTGCCGGTGGTCGGGTTTATCCCGGCCTGGCCGGCCCCGGCGCCCCACAATCCCGTCAGGAACGGCAGCTGGGCGTTGGCGACCGGGTTGTTGACGGTCGTGGTCGAGGTGCTGGGCGTGGATTTCGTCATCGGCTAATCCTTCAGCCGCCGCACCAGCGCGACACCCGCGATGGCGAAACCGAACCGCGACCAGCCCTTGCGGTCCCAGGTACAGAGATCGACGCACTGGAGCGCCTCGGCCTGGGCGTCGAGCGCATCGAGCAGCGGATGGATCCAGCGCCTGAGGCCGGTGCCGGCGCAGAACAGGATCTCGAGCACGCGGCAGCGCGGGAATTGCCGGACCTCGGTCACCGTCGCGGCGACGATCGCGCCGCGGTCGCGGACGACGAAGATCGTCACGCGCCCGATCATCGCGAGCTGCAGGAGATCGATCGGCTCGTAGCCGCGCACCCGGTCGGTGGCGCGCTTCAGCATCGGCTCGAGGATCGGCCAGCAGCGGGCGAGCTCGTCCAGCGGCGGCGTCGAGATCGCGATGTCAGGCAGCTCGCCGACCGGCGGCGACGCCGTTAATCCGTGCATATCCATGAGGGGCCTTAGCCCAGCAGCGCGACGGCGAAGGTCTGGTCGGTGGCTGCTGACGAGACGTGGTTGATCGTGACGCTGCCCTGGCCGTTGACGACGTAGATGCCGTTCTTCAGCGCCAGGGCGGCGCTGGCGGTGATCGGTGTCAGGCCGATCCAGGTGTAGCCGCCGATGCGGCTGTCACTGAAGGTCGAGGTCGTGGCGCCGGGCGCCAGCGTCACCATGAGGGTGCAGCCAATGCCGCCGCGCAGGATCGCGTTGATCGCCTGCGCGAAGCGGATGACCGTCGTCCGGATCGACGGCATGTCACTCTGAACGGTGGGGATCTGCGGCGGCCGACTGAGCGTCGCCGCCGCCATCTAGCGGATCCCCTCGGGGACGGCGTCGAGGTCGACACCCTGGAGGTGGGTGAAATTGGCGGCGGCCGGCAGCGTCATCCGGAAGCGGGTGTAGCGACCAGTCGACCGCTGCGGGCAATTGCCGAGGATGTTCTCGGGCACCGCGCCCTCATAGATCACCGCGCTGCGCACCCTCTCGCGGTGCCCGACCGCGACCGAGGCCGCGACGCTGGCGTTGTGGATCGGCCGCACGCCCCGGATGCGGGCGCGATTGTTGGGGAAGAGCTGTTGCTCGGTGGTCTCGACCGTCGCCGGCAGGCTGTTGCCGGCCGCCATCACCTGATTGTGGGTGCCATCGAACCAGGTCAGGATCGGGTTGCCGTTGGTCCAGTACCGGCTGTCGAGCGAGTAAGGCAGCGTGTCGAGTGTGCCGAACGGGTCGAGCTGATCGAGGGTATAGCCGGCGGTCGTGTAGGTGGTGTTGGCGACCCATTCGACCGGGGTCGCGCTGAGGTCGATCGGCGCCCAGCGGTTCAGCTCCCAACTGAAGATCAGCGCCTTGTTGAACAGCCCGTTGTTGCCGGTGCCATGATAGAACCAGAGGATCAGCTTCCTCTGCGGGTCGTAGGTGCCGTGCACGGCCCTGATGAAGGACGGGTCGAGGTCCTCATAGAAGGCCTTGTCGACCTTCTGCGCGCCGATCGGCGTGCTGCTCGACCCATCGAACGCATAGAAGCCGTCGCTCGCCAGGTAGTAGACGATCGACCGGACGACGCCGCTGCCGTCGGGCAGGCGCCGCTGGACGATCGACAGCGAGGCATCGCTGCCGGCCGCGCCCTCGGCGACGTGGAAATCGAAGGTAAAGGGCGAGCCCGCGTACTGGATGCGGTAGATGCCGCGCTCCATCACGGCGCAGCCATCGGCCGATGACAGGTGGCCGCCGACGAGCCCGGTGATGGCGCCGAGGTCGGTCTCCTGAAGATCCTGAAAATCCGACTGCAGCGAGATCGCGGTGTTGCTGCCGGGCACCGGCCAGTTGGAGGGATCGCCGATCGCCGGCCAGTGGATGCGGTACTGAACCGCGCCGTCGTAGACGTCGACCGTGTTGCCGACCAGGAGGAAGTCGCCGATCACGCACATGAACCTGGCGCGCGGCGCGTTGGCGCTGAGGTTGCTGAAGGCGGTGTCGGTGCCGGCGAGATAGGTCTGGATCGGATCGACGTAGTTCGAAAAGAGGATGCGCTTCCCAAAGCTTGTCGACGCCCAGAAGCCGTCCGGCGGGTTCTCGGTGTGGTAGGGCGCCGCGGGTCCGCTGATGTCGGCCCAGGCGATCGCGCCGGTCTTCTGCCCGTAGAGACGCGCCTGGGTCCCAGCAAAGCCGTAGACGGTGCCGTCGGGGCCGCGATAGCCGTAGGAGCCGCAGACCTTCGCCGGCAGCGCGCCGGCCGCGGTGGCGACCGGGCCAGGGAAGGAGGCGTAGCTTGCCGGCGAGCGCGGAATGCAGTTAAGAATGTTGGTGGTGCCGGGATTTTGGAATTGCGGGCCGTCAGGCAGCCACTCACCAAAGGGAAGCAATTTGCCCATGCAGGAGATCTCGCGGCAGAGGGAGGCGATCCGCGCGATCCGAGAGCGCGGTTATCTCAACTTTTTCCTGTCAAAGGCCGACGCGTGGTATGTCGCGCACACCGTGCCGGGCGGCATGTCTGAGGACTGCGCCGTCATCGCGAACAACATCGGCGACGACTTAGCCGGCGATAGCCGAATGGAACGGGTCGGCGAGGGGCGCTCTTTATCGGACCCCACCTGCCATGTTGTCTGGTTCCGGCTGCGCCAGTAGTCCGACCGGAGCCGGCGTCAGCAGTCTCGTTTCGCCTCGGATAAAGCGGTCGCGCACCGCGCGCGGGTCTTCGCCGGTCCTTGCTGCCGTGAAGCGGATACGATCCTCAATCTGTTGAGCAAGTGTGGCGCGCTCGGCCTGGGGCACCATGGTCGACCAACCGGCTGCCTGATACTGCGCGGGCGCGAGGTCTAGGCGCTGCGCGCCCTCTTGGCCGAGGCCTTCAAGGTAGCCGTACCAGGGCTGGTCGGGCGAGCTGAGAGGCTTCCCCTTGCTGTTTTGCAGGCCGTAAAGCCGGGATATCCAGGTATCCCAAGTAAAGGGCTGGTAGTTGCCCATCATGTTCTGGCTGAACGAGGCGATTTTTGGGTTCTGCTGCGAGTTCAGCAGGTCATTGTCTCGCAGGTAGAGATTGTTCCTGAGGTGCGCGTCGCGCGCGATGTGACCATAGGGGCTGGGAATGTCGGCCGCGTCGGCCGGCAGGTCTAGGCCCTGGCGCTTGAGCGAATAGTAGTAGCTGGCATTGCGAATGTTCTCGGGCACCTTGGACAGGTTACTCGACGCCCCAAGCGCGTTCAGATAGTCCAGCATCGCGGCGTCGCCCTGCTCGCCGAGCTGTTCGCCAAAGCCGTAGCGCAGCGGCCCAGGGTGATACCAAAGCGCGCCACCCTCCTTTAGGCCCTGCTGGACCGCCTGATCGACCCTTGCCAGGTTCTCGGGCTCGCCCAGACGTTGCACATAGTCAGGAATGCCCTTCGGCGGCGCCTCCATGCGCGGCAGATCAAACTGCGGGGCCGCCGGCACTTCGGCCGTCGCCAGCTCGTGCGGGAAGAGCGGCGCGGCAGAACCCATGCCGATGTTTGGCTTGGGTAGATCAGAGGCGGCGGCCTCGGGAAGCTTACCTGGCAATCGCATGCCGGCGCTCATCGACCCACCCGGCGCGGCGCCCGCGAGGTAGGGCGCGACAGCCGAGGCCAGACCCATCATGCTTTGGCCGAGCGGCGGCGGGGTCGAGCGCGACTGCGTCGGGTCCGGCAGGTTGCGCGCCTCCATCATCTGATCGAGCGTCGGGTTGCCGCTGCGGAACGGCGTGCCAGGGCTGAACAGCGGGGCGAGCATGTCGCCCATCAGGCCCGGCGGCAGGTCAGGCGACCCGTAGGTGGCTGCGAGATCGTCCCAGATGCTCACGGGTTCTTGACGTCGGTCTGGATCATCAGGCCGTGCGGGAACTTGGCGCGGCGATCGGCCAGGCGGATGCGGTCGAAGCCGGCCTCCCTGGCGGCGAGCCAGATCTGCAGGCGCGGATCGTCACCGATGTAGGGCGCCGCCATGGTCAGGGTGCCGAACAAATAGAGGCTCGGGTAGTGGGCGAGCAGCCAATTGGTCGGCGCCACCTCGCTCAGACCCGTCAGGCCCGACAGGTAGTCGATGTTGATCGGGTCCGGCACGTCACCCGAATTGCCGGTGATGCGCAGGTTGAGACCCTCGATCGTGAAGGCGACTGGGTAGCCCGCCAAGCCATAGATGTTGGTGTCCATGTTCTTGGGCGTCTGGTAGGTGAACTGCTTCCTGCCGTAGTTCGTGTTGATCCAGATCGAGCGCATCTCGCCGTAGTCGAGCGGCAGCGGGATGGTGTCGGTGTTGGGCGGCGGCGTCAGGACCGTCGAGATCTCGACAAAACGGGTCCGCAGCCGGTCGCGCGCCTCCTCCTCGAACATCAGGATCATGTCCGGGACGGCGGGGCTGACCAGCGGGTCGCCGGGACGCGCCAGCCAATCCAAGACACTCGCCTGGAGGTTGTCGTACGTGTCTAAGGCCATGGGCCCCTCAGATGATGAAGTGCCCGATCCGCAGATAGCGGTAATCAGAGCTATTGAGCAGCCGGATCACCGCCTTCTTGTGGTTCCGGTCCCAGGCCCGCACCCCGTATTTCTGCAGCCACTCGAGCTGGATGTCGGGGGTCAACCTGGCGGCCAGGCGCATGTCCTTGCGCTTGTTCCAGCCGTCCCAGGAGTTGGCGAGCCGCTTGTTGGCCTCGATCACCGGCTCGTGATCGACGGTGCGCCGGATGATGCAGCGGTCCCCGTCGGGGTCGTAGCGGTAGTGCTCGACGGCGCCCGTCAGCGGGTCGCGCGACAGGAAGCGCCAACCGTTCTCGGCGCTCATATCGGCAGCTCGACCTGGGTGGAGGTGACGTTGAGGAGCGATGCGCCGGCCGAGCCGGACTGCGAGACCGAGACATCGACCCAACAGGCGTTGCCGGCCGGCAGGGTAATGATGCCAGCCAGAACGACCGGGATCAGCTGGTTCGCCGCCTGGCAAGAGTAGGAAGCGGTTTGCAGCACGGTGCCGACACCCGCAGCGGCAAACGCGGGGGGCCCGCCGGCCGCGGCCCGCAGTTGGTAGGTGTATGACTGCGTGGCCCCGCCGAGCTGCGCGATGCCGACCACGATCAGCAGCACCTTGCCGGTCGTCACGGGGGTGAACGGGCTGTTGATGCCGTACATCGTCGGGCCGGCGTTGCTGATCAGCCCGCCCGCCGTCCTCGCGGATGAGGTGAACAGCGGCACCACGGTCCTGCCGGTGCCGCCCTGCAGGACCGGGAGCGGCGCGCCGAGCCGGATGCTGCCCGCGCCATCCTGGGTGATCGGCAGGAACGGGTTGAGCAGGATGAAGGCGCCAGCGCCGCCATTGAGCGCGGCGTTATAGACCAAGAGCGCCGGCTGGTTGGCGACCATGTCGCCGGCTGCGATGGCGACGCCGCTGGTGCCAAAGGTCAGCTTCCAGATCGGCTTCGCGGGCAGCGCATTGATCTGGAACGCATCATTGCCGACCGAGGCGCCGAGCGGCCTGATCTTGTAGAGCTCGCCGTCGACATAGGCGGTCGGGAAGGCGGTGTTGCTGGTCGTCAGGGTGTAGACGCTGCTGCTCTCGGTGATCGCGTTGGCAGCGTTCAGCCGGTTCCAGAACCGCTTCAAGGCGCCCATGTTGGAGCGGGCGCAGTCGTTGACGGTCGAGGGCGCCTGACCCTCGGGCCAGCCATTGGGCGGCGCCTGGATGTTGGCGCTGTCCAGCTCGAACCAATTGGTGTTGTCGCTGACGTCTGGCATGGCGAGCCTTCAAAAAAGCGGCGACCCGCGGACTGCACCCGGGAGGAACCTGGAGCAGAGCGGGCCGCCGAGCCTGGCGCTCGTCACAGACGCCAGGCTTCCAGGTGGCTAGAGCAGATCGGCGACCAGACCCGAGCCGGCCTCGTTGCGGGCGGTCAGCGCGTACTCGCCGACCAGCATCTTCTTCTCGTTGTCACCGGTCTTCGCCAGCTCGACCAGGTTGATCGGGCGCAGCCACGCCAGTGCCCAGAGATCGCTGTTGAGGATCAGCGCATCGCGCTGCCGCATGAAGCGATCCGGCTTCACCTCGACCGTGCCAAAGTCATAGACATAGACATCGATGCTGGTGACTAACTTTTCTTCTTCGGCATTGATGTAGCGGGTGTTGTTGCCGGGGAAGGCCGAGATCGCGACCTTCTGGTTGCTGTTGACCAGGATCTGGTCCGGCTCGTCGCCCGAGCTCTGCCAAACGCTGGCGAGCGCCGTCTTCAGCATCGGCTCGGTGAAGGCGACCGGCGTCGTTCCATCGGTGCGGGTGTTGGTGCCGTCCCCGGCAGGGTTGGCGCCACCGGCCACGACGTTGGCGACGTTGGTCTTGAGCCACGACAGGACGCTGGCGGTCAGGGCCGGCGTGGCGCCGACCGTACCGGGCGCGCGGGCCTGGTTCTGCAGCAGGATCGTCTCGATGTCGCGCTTCAGGGACTTGCCCTTCTTCGCGACCTGGTAGCCGATCTCGCTCTTCCGGCCGGCCTTGTTGACCGCCTCCTCCGTCATCGCGATGATGACGGTCTTCCGCGAAATTTGCGTGTAATTGCCGCGCCGCACGGTCGGCACCACCGCATCGAAGGCGCTGATGTCGTCGCCCTGGATCTGGGCGTTGGCGCCGTTCGGCGTCTCGAGGACGTCGGTCTGCCACTCATGGAAGACCGCGGTCGCCTTCTCACGGGCGATCGCCGTCATGAACGGCGTCTCGGTCGGGCTGATGTTGTAGATGATGTCGCTGAGATCTTCCCTCAGACCGACGGCAGAGTAGGTCGTAAACGTGTTACCAAGCAAAGCCATGGCGGCTCCCCTATGAAGGAGCTGCCCGGCGCGATCGGGTCAGCGGTTACAGCAATTCGGAGATGAGCGAACCGGCGTCGCGCACACTGTTCGTGCGGCCCAACCGATTGATCCGTTGCCGCAAGCGGCCCTGCTGCGTGCCCTGGTCGTTGTCCTGGCTGGTGCCGGGACGCCTGACCTGGGGAGCGGCGTTGTTCCGTTTGGCGTCGGCGGCGGCGCTGAGTTGGTTCTGCCGGTCGTACAGCATCGCCTTGGTCGCCAGCACAATCAGCCGGTGATCGTAGGCTTTGCCGATTTCCTGATCGGTGAACCCGCCGTCGCGAAGGTAGGTGCCGAGATCCTTGCGGAGCTGCGGACCTTTCGCCTCGTCGCCAAAGTCGGGCATCTTCTCGTTCAGCGCGAGATGCTCGCGTTGCACGAGCTCGGTCAGCTGCGTCACCTGATGCTGCTGCGCAGCGACGGCAAGCTGACCTTGGCCCTGTTGGAACTCCTGCTCGATGGCACCGAGCCTGGCGCGCAGCTGCTCGCGCATCGCGTGGAGCCGAGTGTACTCAGCCGGCGATTGCGCTTGCACCGCGACCCAGTCGACATTGTGCAATGCCGCCGCCTCGGGGGCGGCCAGCACCATCATCTTCTGCAGGCCTTGCAGGTATTCGGATCGGAGGGCCACAGCCGCCTGCCGCTCGCCATCAAAGGCTCTGCGGGCCTCGGCGGCCTCCTGGGAGCGTTGTGTGAGCACGGCTTCGCGTTGGCTCTCCCGCCGGACAACGGTCTGCTGTAGCGCGGGTGGGAGCTGCGAGAAGGCGGCTCGATCATCTTGTGACCATGACGCGGGCGGTTCGATGGCAGCCGGTTTGGGCGGCTGTTCGCCTGGGCCTTTGTCGTCGTCTTTCTCGGTGGGCGGGGTTTCCTCCGCTCCGGGATCGGGCGGCTCGTCACCGCCGGATTGCTGATCGGGCGCACGCGGGGGCGGCGCCTTGTCGTCACCGTCGTTGAAGAGCAGCCCGGCGATCGCGTCGCCCGCGCTCCTCGTATCGGTGACGGTATAGGTCTTGTCGGCCCCACCCGGGTCGTGCCCGTTGGAGGCGGGCGCAGCAGGAGGGGCGGCGGGCGCGCTCGCGGGCGCGGCAAGCGGTGCATCGGCCATGTTGTTACTCACAACCAAGTGGGTTAGGGTTGATCAACAAATCTCGTCACGGGAGGACGGCATGCGGGCCAGGGCCAAGACCGCCACCCAGGAACCGGCAGCAGTGCCGGCCGCGAAACTTCTCAGCGAGAAAGACAGCCACCGGCCGGCTGGGCGATGGCAGCAGCAGTTCCGCCCGGTGCAGAACACCCAGGGCGAGTTGCTGCGCATCGACAAACGCCATCTGCACGTTGACGAACGCTACCAGCGCAAGCTGTGGAACGACCGGATCGCGCGCATGGCCGAGAACTGGAACTGGATCGCCTGCGGCGTCCTGATCGTCGCCTGGCGCGGTCGCGAGAAGAACAAATACTTCATCATGGACGGGCAGCACCGCTGGGAGGCGGCGAAGCGGCTGCCCGAGATCCGCGACCTGCCGTGCCTGGCGTTTGGCATCGAGCATCTCGCCGACGAGGCGCTCGGCTTCCTGGCCGCCAATGTCGAGCGCAAGTATCCCTCGCTCGCCGAGCAGTTCCACGCATTGCTGCTGGCCGAGAACCCGACCGCCAAGATCGCCCACGAGCTGGCCCAGCTGGCCGGCCGCGAGGTCAGGGCGCCAGCCGACCCCAATAGCATTTCCTGCGTCTCAGAGCTGATGCGCTGCATCATGCTCGATGAGGCGGCGCTGCGCAGATGCTGGCCGGCCCTGACGGCCCTGTGTGAGAACCACAGGCTATCGGCCCGCATCCTGCGCGGCGTCTTCGGCCTCGAGCGGCGCCTCCAGGGCAACCAGGACTGGCACGCCCGCCTGGCGGCGGCGAATTACCCGAGCGTCGTGGAGACGCTGCAGCAGACCGCGATCTATTGGGGCACGGCCGGCGAGCGGGCCTGCGCCGAGGCGGTGCTGCGCGTCGTCAACAAGGGACTGCGGCAGCACCTCAAGGTCGATTGGGATACCCGCTGATGGAGGACCCGCTGGCCGGGTTGACCCGGCGGCAGCGGCAAGCCCACGAGAAGAAGGCGGCGGCGTTCCTGGCAGATTACCGCCCGTCCGAGCACAGTGGCTGGTTCGCCGAGCTGTGCGCCTCGGTGCCGATGGCGGTCATCGTCGCGACCCGGGTCGATCTCGACCACCCGCGCCTCCCAGGCAACACCGCGACCAGCCGCTGCATCGATTGCGACAATGACCTGCAGCACGAGCCGGGCGCTCCCAATGGCGGCCTGCCCAAGCTCTGCATCGCCTGCGCCTGGCGGCGCGGCAGGACCGACAGCTAGGCGGCGCTGCGGCCTCGAGCCTCCTCGCGGGCCTCGGCCTCGCGCTCGGCGAGCCGCACCGAGGCGGCGCCCTTGTAGGCCCGCAGCTTGCCCCGGAGCAGCTGCACCGCCAGGGTGACCCGATACAATTCCTCGCGCCTCACCTCTTCCGATGGGTTGCTGTCGAGCCAGAGCCGGACGGTGTCCTGGAGGATCTCATCGAAAGCCCCGCTCAGGACCGGGTCTTGCAGGAGGCGGGTGGCCGCCTCGCCGCGGGCGATGACATCGGCGACCGGCAGCGGCGCCACATCGAGCAGCTGCTCGGCGACGGGCTCCTGTGGTTTTGCGGCCTCAGGCCAGAGCCGCGTCGCCCAGGGGAAGATCACGGCCCGGCTCCAGGCGTGGCCGGCGGCTGCATCGCCAGCTTGTGCATCTGCAGCTGGGCGGCGTTGCCCGCCTTGAGGCGCTCGATCTCGAGATCGTTGGCGGCGCGCACGCGCTCGATCTCGAGATCGTTCTGGGCCTTCTGCTGGTCGATCGCGAACTGATGCGCCATTTTCTGCTGGTCGAGCTGCGCCTGGTGCTGCGCCGTCTGGGTCGCGATCGCCATGTCGGTCTGCGCCTTGGTCTGGGCGAGTTGCTGCTGGTGTTGCGCCTTCTGCTGGTTGAGCTGGGCATCGATCTGGGCCTTCTGCTGCAGCACCTGGATCTCGGCCTGGGCCTGGGCCTGCAGCGCCTGCGTCTGCGGGTCCGGCTTCGGCGGCTGCGGCGGCCCGGTGACCGAGGGCGGCGGCGGGATGGATGGATCCTGCACGGCAAAGTTTGACTTGAAGCCGGCGTTCTCCGAGAGCCGCGACACCAAATCGTAGACATTCTTGCCGTAGACCAGCGGGCCGGTCAGCTGGCCGCCCTGGGCGACGACGATCTGCGCCTGCACCTGCAGGAGCTGCATCAGATGCCCGAGGATCTGGTCGCGGTTGCCGGTGCCCAGGCCGACATCGACGGTGACCGTCATGTCATGCTTCCACTGCGCCGGGTCGGCCTGCAGTGGCGCCCCCGAGACCCGGATGATCCGCTCCTGCTGGGCATGCTTCTTGATGAGGCCGAGCACCCCCTTGACCATCTTGGCGACCGAGAAGGCGAAAATCCTGGCGATCAGCTCGACCCGCTGCGCCGCCGCCTGCTGGATCAGATTGACCCCGGTGGCGGTCTTGTTGAGATCGTCGGGATCGAGACCCTGGTTGTGCCGGGAGATGCCGGTGCGGACCTCCGCGGTCTGATCCATGTACTCAACCAGGCCCTGCGCCTTCTCGGCGACGAACGGCGTCACCAGCGGCTGCACCCCGTCGGGCGTGCGGGTCCGCACTAGGCCGCCCGGCTTGGAGGTCAGGAGGTCGTCATAGGTCTCGTCGGTGGCGGCGCTCTCGACAACCAGGTGACGCGGGTTGTTGGTCAGGTAGATGTTGTCGAGCATCTGGCGGATCAGCGTCGATTTGATCCGCTGCAGGTCCATCACCAGATCGGCGACCGAGAGGCCGACCAGCTTGTGCGGTTGCGGCACCGGGCAGAGGAAGTCGAACGGGATCTCGTCCACCTCCTCGATGTCGGGCTTGCCGTCCTTGGTCAGGATCACCGCCGAGCGATCGACC